TGCCAGTTTAGAAGCACGTTTACGCAACAGCCGAGACAACATTGTTATCAGTGATTGTCGTTTCCCAAACGAGATCAAAGCTATCAAACAGGCAGGCGGCAAGGTAATTTGGGTACAACGTGGGGAGTTACCAAGTTGGCATATTATGGCCGCCAAGGCCAATCACGGTGATATATTTGCTAAAGAAAAACTCAAGCACCTGGGCATACATGCCAGCGAAACAGCCTGGGTTGGAACAGAGTTTGATGCTGTTATTAACAACAACGGAAGTATTGACAGCTTGTACGATCAGTTGAAAAACGTTGTCCAGTAAAATTTAAAAGCAAGTATTCCGCTAAATAGGTCCAGAAACGATGTTATGAGCTAAATATCTCTGAAGAAGGGCAAGAATCCCTTAAAGAATGGAGATATTATAATGGCTCAGTTAGTTTCCCCAGGCGTAAGTGTATCGGTAATCGATGAAAGCGCATACGCATCTGCAGGCAACGGTACCGTACCAGTTATTGTTTTAGCAACACGATCAGGCAAGACATCGCCTGATGGTACATCTGCTCAATATACTACAGCACCTTTTGCTAAAAAACCCCTAATTGTTACTAGCCAACGCGAGTTGGTACAACTATATGGTGAACCTAAATTCACTATTGTCGACGGTACACCTGTACATGGTCACGAATTAAACGAATACGGCTTGCTGGCCGCTTATTACTACCTAGGTATTGCCAACCGTGCTATTTTAGTACGTGCTGACTTGAACATGGAAGAACTAGAGCCACAAGCAGAAGCACCAGTTGGTCCACCAGCAAATAACCAATACTGGTTAGATACAAACGATAGCACATACGGTCTATTTGAAGCTGTTGGTGGCAAGTGGGTTGTTAAAGCAATCCGTGTCACTGATGGTACACCAGGTGCTGGCGTAGGCGCCAATGGCGACTATGCACTTGATGCATCTAGCTCAACAAGAACTTTCTATAAGAAAGTAAGCGGAGCATGGGTAGTTGTTTCAGTTGCCAACTTATCAGGCAAGACAGTTACAATTGCACCACACTATCAAGTACCTGATGCAAGCGTAGCTGGTAGCGTATGGTTAAAAACAACAAGTCCAAATGCAGGTTTAAATCTACGTATCAAGAAATACAATGCTAAAACTGAAAGCTGGACAAAGCAGTCAATTGGTCCTGGCAAAGTTGACATGTTGGTAGGTTATGAAGATAATGCTACTGCTATTGCTGAGTTTGGTTCTGCAGTAAAAACAAACGACTTATATCTACAGTTTGATGAACCAACAATTGCACGTTTCACAATCAAGCGTTGGGATGGTGCAAGCTGGATTACATTAGATCCAAGCGCAAGTGATGCCGCACCAACAGGTCCTATTGTTGATGGTCGTTTATGGTATGATGCTGGCACAAACGTTGACGTTTATGTCAAGGCAACAGTTAACGATACACCAATCTGGACAGCAGTTAATAATACACATGTCAATACAACAGAACCAAGTAGCGCAAGCAATGGCGATGTATGGATTGACACAAATGATATGGCCAACTATCCAGTAATCAAGTTCTATGATGGTACTGATTGGGTACAACGTGATAATGCAGACCAAACAACCGAAAGCGGTTGCTTGTTTGTTGACTTAACAGCAACAGCAGGCGACAGCACAGGTGTTGAAGGTGGCGCAACTCCAATGGATGATGAAGTTCCAAACCCAGCATACTATCCAGATGGTATGTTGTTATGGAACTCAGCAGTAAGTTCTGGTAACGTTAAGAAGTGGAATGCCGCAATGGAATTCTGGCAAACAGAATCCGGTAACGTTGATAGTGGCTTCAAAGCTGGCGCACCATACATGTTTGAAAAAGCACAACGCCGTGTGGTTGTCAAACGTTTACAATCTGCGTTGGTTGACAACGAAGATTTACGTGCAGAAACATTAGACTTCAACTTGGTAGCAACACCAGGTTATGTTGAGTGTATTGACGAAATGATTACATTAAGTTATGATCGCAAGGAAACTGTATTTGTTGTTGCTGACACTCCAATGAAGTTATCAAACAAGATGAGTGCTGTTCATACATGGGCACTAGGCACCGAAGCTGGTACTAATGGCATTGACGGCCTAACAACACGCAGTGGTAATGCCGCAATTTATTACCCAAGTGCATTGTCTACAGACTTAGACGGCAATGATGTTGCTGTTCCAGCAAGCCATGCAGTTCTACGTGGCTATGCTTATAACGACCAAGTTGCTTATCCATGGTTTGCACCAGCTGGTTTAACACGTGGTGTATTGAGTGGTATTAGTAACCTAGGTTTAGTTAATGCTGAAAATGAGTTCGTTCCATTGGCATTGAACCAAGGTCAACGTGACACATTATATCAAGACAATGTTAACCCATTGGTCAACTTCCCAGGACAAGGTTTATATACATGGGGTCAGAAAACAATGTATCCATTTAGCTCGGCACTTGACCGTGTTAACGTGGCTCGCTTATTGGTGTATCTACGTAAGCAGTTTGATATTATTGCTCGTCCGTTCATCTTTGAACCAAACGACAAGATCACACGTGACCGCGTAATTAAGGTGTTCAATGGATTCATGGCTGACATGGTAACAAAACGTGCTGTCTATGACTTCTTGGTAGTTTGCGATGAGACAAACAACACACCAACAAGAATTGACAGAAACGAATTGTACATTGATATCGCAATTGAGCCAGTTAAGGCAATTGAATTCATCTACATTCCAGTTCGAGTTGTAAACACTGGCGCGATTGCCAATAACACTAAATAACGACAAGGAGAACTGAAAAATGGCAGTCGATTTAAGTAAATTTAACGTACCAGGTGGGGCCGGTGGCCCCTTGGTACAGCCTAAGCTAAGTTATCGTTTCCGTGTCACTCTTACTGGTTTTGGTACCGGTGATACGCTACAGTTAACAAGCCAGGTGGTAAGTGTTGGCCGCCCAAGTATGACACATGATGACGTTGTAGTAGACGTTTATAACTCACGTATTAACTTGGCAGGTAAGCACTCATGGGATCCGATCACATTAACTGTTAAAGATGATGTAACAAACGAAGTAGTTCGTGCTATTGGTTCACAATTGCAAAAGCAAGTGGACCATGCTAATCAGTTCTCTTCAAGATCTGGTAGCGGTTACAAGTTTGAAATGTTAATTGAAAACTTGGATGGTAGTGAAGCAATTCTTGACACTTGGACACTAGGTGGTTGCTACGTTCAAAACGTAAACTACGGTGAAAATAACTATTCAACCAGCGACCCGCTAAACATCACTATTGCTATCAAGTATGACAATGCTTATCATGATGGTAATATGGAAGGCGGTCAAGGCGGTGGTGACACAGCTACAGGCGGTTAATAAAAGCTCACTTTAATAAAGTGATAAGTAAGAGTAAGCAGAAATGCTTGCCCTTATTAGGAGAAAGAAATAAAGGGCGAGAAATCGCCCTTTATCATTGATATGAACTACTTCAAGTACGAAAATACAGCAACTAAGAAAATCCTTAACGGGACTGAGGTACATCCTGATAACACGCCACTTGGCGATGGTTATCCTTACCTTAAGTATGCGTATGAAGTAAAGTTTACAACCGCTGGCGGCGGATATGGGTTTGACACAGCACCGCCATTTATAGCAAAGACATGTGAATTGCCACGTTGGACAGCTGATACCCAAGTGGTCAACGTATACAATCACAAAACTCTAGTACAAACCAAACTTACATTTGAACCAATTACAATGACCTTGTATGATCAAGCCAACAATGCCGGCGATACAATGATTTGGGCCTGGGTGCAGGAACAGTTTGATTCAACTGATGGTAGCAAGGCCGCAAAGTTTAAGCCATTTGAAGTTGAAATTAAGATGAAAAATTTAAGTGGGCCCGGTGCAGAAGACAAAGTATACAAGTTAAAAAACGCTTTCATTGTTGATGCCCAACACGATACATTAGATTACTCATCAAGTGAGCCAGTCATGTGGTCACTGACTATTCGTTACGAAGACTTAGAAGCACCTGGCTTTACTGGGCCAACACCGGAAGCAGGTGCAGGTATCAAAGCACTACCAAAGCCGCCACAACCAGCACCAGCAGAAGGCAAGAAAGAACAAAGTTCAAGCTTTACTCCAAATACACCAATCACAAAGCCGCCTAAAGCAGA